TTGAAGAACATAGGCGTAATTTAGATAAATTTAGTTGGATATTCAAAGGATAAAGACAATGGCTGACAAGAAAAAGAACCCAAGAAACCCACAGAGTACTCTGTATAAAAGGTTGACAAAATTACTTTCATCTCCTATCGTCAATAGGCGAACACAGATGCAAAGACGTTATAAACGAGCAGATATGGACAAGTATAATTTCAATTCTGCTATGGGATTGGACTTTAAGAAGACTTCGTACAATCCATATGATAATATGACTGCAAATATCATGGCAAATCAAAATCGCTATGAAAGATATATGGACTTTGATCAAATGGAGTATACTCCTGAGATTGCTTCTGCTCTTGATATTTACGCAGATGAAATGACTACTTCTACAATGCTGTCTCCGATGTTGAACATAAATGTCCAAATGACGAAATTAAAATGATTCTCAAAAATCTATATGAAGAGATTCTTAATGTAGATTTAAATTTATTTGGCTGGAGTCGTTCATTGTGTAAGTTTGGCGATTTTATGTTATATCTAGACATTGATGCTACATTGGGGATTCGACATGCTATTTCTCTGCCTATTGATGAGGTTGAAAGACTCGAGGGCGAAGACAAGACAAATCCTAATTATATTCAATATCAATGGAATTCTGGAGGTTTGACTTTTGAAAACTGGCAGATCGCACATTTTAGAATTTTGGGCAATGACAAGTATGCTCCTTATGGAACATCAGTCCTTGAGCCTGCTAGAAGAATCTGGAGACAACTTACTTTATTGGAAGATGCCATGATGGCTTATCGTATTGTTCGTTCGCCAGAGAGAAGAGTGTTTTATATTGATGTTGGTAACATTGCCTCTCAAGATGTAGAACAATTTATGCAGCGTGTCACTACACAGATGAAAAGAAATCAATTAATTGATGCCAACACTGGACGTGTAGATCTACGCTACAACCCGTTATCCATCGATGAGGACTATTTCATTCCTGTTAGGGGTGGCAATAGCTCTAGGGTTGAATCATTGCCTGGTGGATCTTATACGGGCGATATTGATGATGTTAAATATTTGCGTGATAAATTATTCTCCGCTCTCAAAGTTCCCATGTCTTACCTTTCCAGAGGAGATGGACAAACAGAAGATAAAGCAACACTTGCTCAGAAAGATATTCGTTTCGCAAGAACCATTCAAAGACTACAAAGATCTGTAATCTCAGAATTAGAAAAGATTGGATTGGTTCATCTTTATACATTAGGTTATCGTGGTGATGATCTTATATCATTTAAGTTGCTTTTAAACAATCCGTCAAAGATCGCAGAACTTCAGGAACTTGAACACTGGAAACAGAAATTTGATATTGCTGGTGCTGCTACTGAAGGCTTCTTCTCTAAGCGTTGGATCTCTGAAAATATTCTTGGAATGTCTGATGAAGAATTCTTAAGAAACCAGAGAGAAATGTTCTATGATAAGAAGATGGCTTCTATGCTCGAGAAAGCTTCTGAGGAGGTTCCTGCCTCTGCTCCTGATACTGGAGCATCTGGTGGTGCCGGTGGCGGACTTGATCTCGGTGGCGGCGGCGGAGGCGCTGGTGGCGGACTTGATCTCGGCGGTGGTGATGCTGGAGGCGGAGAAGCACCTGCTGGTGACGCTGGTGGAGGTGCCGGCGGTGGAGACGAAGGTGGAGGAGCAGAATCCTCCTTACTCGCAGCACCGGGAAACAGAAGTCGTGATAAAGATGGCAAAGTATCCAGAGGTGACGGCAAAGGTAGAAGAAAGATTAAGCCTGTTAAAGATGCCGAAGCAGGTAGAGCAGCAAGAACAAATAGTACAAAAGCTGTCACTAATCCAATGAAAAGAATGTTCAGTGATCCTATCGCTAACATCGTAAATACGGTATATGAATCGGAAGAAAAACAGATTTACGATAAAGAAGAGAAGCAACTATTTAATATTAGCCACGATTTGAAAGTGCTACTTGAAAGTATGGAGCCTAAAGAAAAATGAAATACAATAAAAAAAGAAACACAGCGTTTTTATACGAAACGTTGATCTTAGAAATGACTAAGGCAGCGTTAAACAAAGATGAAAAACGAAAGAATATTGCTTTTGATATTATTAAAGAAAACTTTGCAAAAAATTCTATTCTCGATGAAGAGCTAGATGCCTATCGCTCTGTCTTGGAAACCAAAGGCGCAACAAAAGACTGGGCAAACATGATTCTCAGAGAAGCACAAAGAACCTATCTTTCTCTGCATCCCGGACATGTGTTTAGTCAACAGACACATGTAATCAACAGAATAAATAAAGAACTGGGCAAAGATACTTTTAGTAACTTTACGCCAAACTATAAATCTTTGGCAACAATTGGGCAGTTATTTAGTGTCAAAACACCGGTAAAAACAAGAGTTATATTGGAAAGTAACTTGATCGAGGAAATGACTAGCCAAGAAGAAACTATGGCAGTAGAACCTGTAGATAATTTGGTTCTTAAAATGTTTGTTGAAAAATTCAATGAAAAATATGATGATCTATTAGAAGAACAAAAAGATCTTTTATTTAAATATATCTTTTCATTTGCAGATGATGGTATGGGATTAAAGATTGCAATTAATGAAGAAATTTATAGAATGAAAAAAATTATCTCAAAAAATAAAACTTCTATACCTGAATTATCTGATAAGTTTGATTCGTTAGATGTTATGTTAGAATCTTTCTCAAAGCAATCAATTAATGACAATATGTTATTAAAGGTTATGAAGACTCAAGAATTTTGTAAGGAATTAATCTAATGTCAATTAAAGTATTTGTAGGCGAGAAATCTATCTCTAGGGAAGCCAATAAACTAAAAGACTACAAGTTTTCTCTTGATATGAGGCAGACACTTGGTGGAGACTATGTCGTTTATGATCACCCAGATATTGATATTGTTATTATGCCAAAAATGAAGAAGGTTGTTGCATTCCCTAAAGATAAAATATCTGATTTGACATATGACACAGAATCTAGATTATTTGATTTTATGTGTAAGAAAGGAGTTGTAGCAAGAGACTCGGTTCAAGGAGGGAATGTTTATGCCTCATTACAAGGATTATTTGAAACTCCTCCAGAGCCAAAAGGAAAGCAAGGAGAAGAGCCACAAGATGCTTTGGATCCATTACAGCCAATATTATTTGTTGTTGGAAAATTTATTGAAATGGAAAAGCCAAGATACGAATATTTAAAAAGAATGGATGAGGAAGAAGAAGAATGGCTTACAGAGCCAACAGATGGAAACTCAACAGAGTTAGGTGAAGTTCCTCATGCCAGAGAGAAAGGTACAATTCGCCCTGGAATATATTACCAATCATATATGCATAACAGATTTTACAGGAGATAGACTGTGAAAGAGTTGTTAAAAGAATGGAAACAATATTCCGAATATCATGAATTATTTGAGCGCCAAGAGTACATTGAGCTTGCATTAGGGATCAAGCCATTATTGAATGAGAATGGTGGATCATACTATACTTCAGAAATGAAGGATCAGATCATTGAAGAGCATCTACTGTTTGAAGGGTTCTTTGATAGATTTAATCCTATTGCTGCAATCAAAAAGTATGGCGAAGAAGTTGGATCTTTATTTACGACTTTGTACGATGTCATCAAGAATCCTAAATATATACCTGATTTTGTTTCTGCAATAATTAAAGAAATCTTAAACGATTGGAAAAGAAAAATAAATTCTGTCGTAACTTGGCTAGAAGGAAAGAACATGCCAACGTTTGCTGCTGGATTAAAAAAGATTGTAGGTGGAATAAACTCTATTATTAATATGCAAGTTAATTGGAAGAAAGCTGTTCTTATCACTGGTGTTGTTGTCGGGGTTTCTTATCTTTTTGAGAAACTAAAAGATGTTGGACTAGATATTCTTGGTGGGATTGGAGACGTCAAAGATAAAGTATTGGAAGCTGCTGAAAATTTCATAACTACAGAATTTCCCAAGATTGTGACTAGTCTATATGGAAAAGCTGCACTTGCGGCATCATCAGGATTTCTTGGATGGATTGCAGCCGCTATAGCAGTCATAAAGGTTGTGAACTTAGCAAAAGACGCTCTTAAGCCGATGTTCGCAAAGTTTAAGCTTTTGAGTCAAAGAAGAGATGACAGAGAGAAGACTGCACAAGATGGCATACTTAGACTAGAAAACAAGGATTAAACGTGCAACTACTTTGGTTTATATTATCAGCCTATGGCTTGACGCAGATATTAGTCTATGGATCAATCTTTAAATCATTCAGGGACTATGCCTTAAAATATACGAAACTTTTATCTTGTCCAATGTGTACAGGATTTTGGGTTGGAGTTATTTTATTCTTCCTTAATCCTTTTACAGAACTATTTACATTTGAAATAAATTTAGCAAATTTTTTAATTTGCGGCTGGTTATCGTCTGGGACTTCCTATATATTGTGTATGCTATTTGACGACGATGGCTTAAAAATTATGAGGAAATAAGATGAATATTAAGATCCCCAAAAAAAGAGCAATGGAAATCATGAAAGAAGAGATCGAAAAGTTCTTGCAAGAAAACAAGAATGTCGATAGAAAACTTTTGGAATCCTACATTTCAAAGACAACAGGAGAAAAGAAATGAGAGTTACAAAATCTTATATTAAACAACTTGTAAAAGAAGAACTTACTAAGGTTCTTAACGAGTCGGCTCCTACCGATTCTGCTAAAAAAATCATGAACTATCTTAAAGATGTTTATGTTTTGCCAGATGATGAAGAGCATTTTAATGATTTGTCATCTCATATGGGAGGTTTTCCACCAACTTTCGAAGAATTAAAAGCAAAAATCGAAAGAGAAACAGGGGAACCATATGCTAAAGTGTTATCCTTCCTTAAAACAATGCGCTCTGACACATACGATAGAATTGATTCAGAATATTTAGGAAAGCATGATCAGTACGATACTGCAAAACCATTCTCATATGGCGACAAGTCAGATCCCGGCGACTGGAAGAAAAAGAAACGTGCTGCTGCAGGAAGAAGGTATGGTGTCGGCGATGCTATCAAACGAGGTACTCTCAAGGAGACTGAAAAATGAAAGTAACAAAATCTTATATTAAAAGAATTATCAAAGAAGAGTTAACTCAGGTTATCAAAGAATTCGATCTAGATGCCTTTGACTCAGATACAGGCGCAGGAGAGTCTGATGAAGAAAGATGGATAAGAGAAAGAGAAGAAGACTTTGCTGACTTTATGAAGGAGGTGTTTGGTGCGTTTCACAATATCGCAACTAACGAAAAGGCAGCCGTCATCGCAGCAATGAATCTTCAGAGACAACCAGAATTGTTCAAGTCTTTTAATATTTTATACAAACTATTGTCTCAAATCGTACAAGGAAACACAAACGTTGCGCTTCAAAAAGTAGATGAAGGATCTATCAAATGTCCTACGGGTGATGCTTTTGAGGAGTGCGCTGAAACAAAGATAAAAGAGTTCTACTCAGTCGATCCACTATTCAGTAAACTGGGTAGAGCAATAGAAAAGTTAGATTATGATTTTAGTAGTAGTTTTAGAGACTCATCTAAGGGCCCTTATTATGGTAGTGGCTTCTTGGCTGTTTCTAAGATTGCCCCAGATGATGATGCTAAGCAACGAAAAATTTATGAATACTTTAATAAGAATATTAAAAATATTTATGAATTTATGTCTAGATATGGATTTAATCCTAGCAATTATGCAGGCGGCGATGTCAGATATCTAGAGGGCGGAATGTCAAAGAGAGGTGAAATATGATGATTAGATGGATGCTACAACCAGTAAGAAGATGTAAGAACGGGTGTTGACGTATGAGTAAAGTTTTATTAAGAGAATATTATGAATTATGTGAAGGCGGTGTTTGCCAAGACATGCTTACCGAAGCAGAAAAGAAATATGTTGCTAACGGTGGAATGATCTTGACAGGTAAACTGCAAGAAGCAGAAGTTCAGAATGGAAACGGAAGAGTGTATCCTAGAAAGATCCTCGAAAGAGAAATGAAGAACTATATGATGCTTGTTAAGGATAGGAGAGCATTGGGAGAGTTAGATCACCCAGATGATTCTGTTATCAATTTAAAGAATGCTTCACATATGGTTACAGACGCATGGTGGGATGGTAATAATGTTATGGGTAAAGTTAAAATCCTTAACACACCGTCTGGCAAGATTTTACAACAACTTGTCAATGACGGTGTTAAGTTGGGTATTAGTAGTCGGGCTCTTGGTTCTGTCAATGAATCAGGAGGAAAAACGATGGTACAAGAAGATCTTCAGCTTATTTGCTTTGATTTCGTTAGCGAGCCTTCTACTCCTAATGCATTTATGGCACTACAAGAAGCAAAAAATATCAGAATTGAAACAGATATTTTCGACAAGAAATATAAACTAAACAGAATGCTAAACGAAATTTTAGAGGATTAAATGAATAAGAAAGAACTAAAACAACTTATCAAGCCACTTGTAAAAGAGTGCATTAAGGAAGCGTTGCTTGAAGAAGGAATGCTTTCAACTGTTATTGCTGAAGTTGTTAAAGGCACTTCTGGGCTTGTAGAGCAAAGAAGTCATAAAATTCAAGAGACTACAGAGAGAGTCTTGGATACAAATGAAGATGCAATGCGTAGACTTCAAGAAAGAAAGGTACAACAACAAACTCAAAAAAGAAAACTACTTGATGCTATTGGCGCAGGTGCTTATGGCGGCGTAGATCTTTTTGAAGGAACAGAGCCTTTAACAAAGGCTGGTAAAGTAGGGGATGGTGCATCTGCTCAAGGCGCATTGTCAAGTTACGCTCCAGATGATTCAGGAGTTGATATTTCAGGATTGCTAAATTTAGCAGGCGGTTCTTGGAAAAAAATCAAATAAAAGATATTTATAAAGAAAAGAGGAATAAATTATGCCAGTACATCAATACGGAGTAGGACTACACAATGTAGGATCATATCAGGTTTCAGGAATGCCTTTCTGCTCAGGTTCAATCTCAGCAAGAGGTGCTAATGCCGTTGTGGTTCAGTTCCCATATGTCACTCAATGGATTCAAATCACAAACCACGATACAACTAATGAGTTATCTTGTTCTTTCACTCCAGAAGGAATGTCTGGATCTAATTTTTTCAAAATACATTCTGCTGACAACAGCGATAAAGGAAATACATATGGATTGGTTCTTCCTGTGAAATGCACAAGATTGTATTTCACAGGCTCGGCAGACTTTGATATCGTGGCAGGCTTGACTGGAATTTCGATTAATAGAATCAACGAAGTCTCCCCATCTGGAAGTGGCGTTAACTTCTATGGTTTATATACTGGCGTATAATATAGGAAATTAAATGAGTAAAAAAAGTATAATGACTGTGACTCCGAGAAGAAACGAGTCGCAAGAAAGAATGATTAAAAGATTCATCCGAAAATGTAAAAAGAAGGGCATCATTGATGAAGTAAAAGAAAGAAGATACTTCAAAACAAATTCCGAAAAGAAGAATGAAAGGAATAGAAAAAGAAAAAGAGCCATCGAGAAAGCAAAAGCGAAAGAAAAAGGCAGGAGATGAACTATTTATTTCTGAAAAATGTTTTATAGAGGAATAGTTCATGGCAAATGTAGTAAATTATGGCTGGGCTTATGTTCACCCTACGGCATCACAAGCACAAGCAAGAGGCGTAGACAAATCAATTCAGTTCCTAACTGGGGCTATTGATTCAAATGGTATTGGAGTAGGATCTGGATCTGCAAATTTTACTTTCGATTATGCAAACAACGCTGTTGAATTGACTGGAAACATGACAGCAAGTGGGCATGTGTCTGCTTCTTTCTTTTATGGTGATGGTTCGAACTTGACAAATGTTGGATCTGGAGCAGGATTTCCATTTACTGGAAATGCGGTTATCACTGGCACACTATATGTTACCAATGCGATTACTGCTTCAAACTATCTTATTGAGAACACTTTTGAAATCAACAGTAGTGGCTCTTCTACATTTGGCAACACAGACGATGATACGCACCAGTTCACTGGATCTGTCTCTTTTGGCGCTTCTGGTTCTACAGCAGATGTAGAATATTCTGCTACGACTAGTCAATTAAAGATTCCCGGATTAAAAGTTGCATACAGAGCAACTGGATCAACAGCATTCTCAGCTTCTGTATCAGACTATATCATTGGGGTTACGGCTAACTTATCTACTGCTGTATTAATTGAATTGCCTGATGCATCAACGGCTGGATCTGGTTCTTTAATTGTTATCAAAGATGAAGCAACAGGAGGCTCTAGAGGATCCCCCTATTTAATAACAGTTTCTGCTTCTAGTGGAAATACTGTTGAGGGATCTAGTTTTACTACATTGGCAGGAACTATGGTATCGAAAACTTTTTACTCTAATGGCGCCACCAAATGGTTTGTGATATAGGATAATATAATGGCTTACAACTCTTTAAGTGGGACAGTAATCGGCCCGGATAAAATCGTAGCAAAGTTAGATGGAACTTTAACTCAAATAACTGGTACTATCTCAGGCTCTTATATTGACTCTGAGGGTAATGCTGTTTCCTTTTCTACAATTGGCACACAAGATGGTGGAACAATTGGCGAAGCAGAAGACGGAGCATATACAGACGGATTGTTTACCGACTTTCATACTGGAACTTTGATTGGAGTACCAGTAGATCGTTTTAATGAATTGTTCAAGTCTTTGGTACCTTCGCCTGCTCCTAATGTCTCTAGGGCAAATGCTTCTCAAGACGGAACCGACGTTTATCTATCATTTGGATCTTCAAACAATATGGAATCAGATCCAACTCCTTATTATTCTGTTGGAACTACAGCAGGATTCTCTGCAGTAGATAAAGGAGAGATCTATCAAACTGAGACATCTGGTAATAATTTTAGACAGTCTGTGTTTCAACTAGGCACAAATATTACTGGTTTTATTAACTTTGATGTCACAGCATCTGTTTTAGGCTCAAATACAAACTATACTGCTGATGCATTTGGAAATGCAGAAACAGGATCGCTCAAATTATACATCAATAGTACTTCAAGTGCAGCACATACTTTAGATTTATCTAATGCTGTTGGAGCCGGAAATCCCGGTGTTGGAACTAGTTCGTCCTTAAATGGCGACGGATCTGGGTTTACAAATATATCCGTCACAGCATCTGCAACAGATGCAAATTCAAATACATTCGATATCTTCCAGCATAGAACAGCCAAATACATTGTACATTCAGCTTCTCAAAGAAGAGGATGGAACTATGCTTTTGTTAGGCATACAGTTGGTGCTGCCGATTATGACTCAAATTATATTGAATGGGTTAACGATGATGAATCTACTAATGTGACGATTACTGGAGATACACTAGCAAATATCACTCTAAGCGGATCTAGACACATCTCAGGGGTTCAATATAATACTAGTGCGACTGCTGAGTATCAATTTTTGATTTCAAATTTCTATAAAAATGTATACACTTTAGCAACAGTTAGCTGTACAGACTCAACTTCAAATGCTACGATTACAAACGCTACAATGCCTCATATTGGCGCTGACGATGAAAATAAGACTGTTGCCCTTACGCAATCATTAAGCACTACAGATTCTATCATTTTAAACGAATCTATAGGTGCTTCTTCATCAGTTACCCATCCATTTAAGGGAACAGTAAATTCCAGTACTAACATGTCTGGATTTTTAATTTTTACACCTTCTGTTAGTGATCCGACAAATACACAAGAATATTTCAAGAATGAAGGTACATGGAGACTTCCATCTTCTTCTTATCCTTCTCAGGTATCTGTAACAACAGGATCTTGGAATAGTGAAACTCATATGACAGGATCTGGCAATCATGCTGATGGCTTACAGATATATAATCAAAAATTAGTCTCACCTTTAAACACAACAAATGGAGGAGACTTTTCGTCTATTTCGAATACAGAATCTGGTAATCCAGACTATTCTTCTGTGACAGGATTGAGAACCTTTTATAGAGCTTTTAAGAACACAGGATCAGATGAGAGAGATATTTCAATCACGATCAAAGGATCGGCAACCATTGTATCTGCTGGAGCTTCTTTGGGAGCAAATGCAAACGTTAGAGTTCTTGTCAAGACTCCGGGAAAAACAGATTGGATGAATCTTGCTGACAACTTCTCGTTTAATGATGTCTCAGAGGGAGCAGGAGCAAATGAGCTTGGATTAGATGCCACAATCGACGCAATTGGTGCGGTGAATGTTGCGACACTAGGTACAAAAGTTGTAGCTACAAATGAATACTTCTTGATCAAGATTGAGGCTGATGCCGACTGGACTGGTAACATCACAGAAATTTCTGTATCATTCGGAGCAGGTACTGGTTCTCCAACTTATGGTGTCAGTTTAGATGAGATTAACGAGAACACATCAAATAATGGCTCAACTGCTAATCTTTCTTTTGGGGCTAGTAAGTCAGTCGCAGGATATACAGATGTGACATCAAGCCCTAACATTAATGGTGATGTAGACGTTAATCAGTTGTGGAGTCCAAACACTGGACTTACAAATCAAAGATTGGGTATTTATAATAAAACAATTGATATCACAGCAAGACTAAATGATTCTGCGGAATCTTATAGAATTGATTCTGGATCTAGTGGGATTTTAAAACTTTATATCAATG